GGACAAAAAGAAAACCCGTTACCTGCTCCTAATGCTTTAAATTTTTGTGCTATTGGCATAATGTATATTACACCAAGATATCTTGTTTTAGTTAGTCTTTTGCACAAAAAACCCCAAAGCCATAATATTAGACTTTGGGGCAAAATTTTGTACGACCTATATAGTAAAAGCACTCCACGCGATTAAGCTAAATGGAGGGTGATATGTGTTACACTTAAAATATAAAAAAAAGAAAAACAATCGAAGAATTAAAATACCAAAAAAGTGTAAAGAAAATTATGTTCAACGGCTCGGAAGAAACAAATATTATTTTACAGGACACTTTGTTGACGGGCATCACCGATGTCTCATTTGACTACCAAGTAGAGGAAGAGGCTGTGTTGTTATTGGCTAATAGAGGTATCAATAGAAAAATAAACAAGGCTAGCTCAGCCTCATGCTCTATATCCAAAAAATGCATAGGTAGAGATTTTATTCAGGAGCTAACTGGATACGCCAATCTTTCTGGGCAATTTATCTATGGTACGGGCGGTTTGGATTTTGACCAAGCAACGATCACAAACTACAAGATCTCTTTAAGCCCTCAAGACATACCAACGCTCTCAGCGGATTTGAAAATTTATGGAGATTTAAAGCCTGCCACAGGGTTGAGGTTAAATTCTTCATACGCAGATAATAGTGGAGAAAATTTTGACCCAACCAGTATTGTTTTTAATTTAGACGACACTATATCGGCGGTCACTAGATTCTCTTACTCTGTGGATTTTGACTCCAAGCCTACTTACGAGATAGAATCAGTAAAATCTTCCTCATCTAAAATACTCACACCTATAAAGTATTCAGTTTCAGCAGATATCGAAATGATAGAGCAGGAGTTTGAAAATATGACAGGGTTACTGCAGAACGAAGAATTTAATAGGGATGTATCTTTTTCTTTAATCGATAACAGCGGCGTTGTTTTAAATAGCTTTTCTGTGCCAAACGCTAGCTTAAAATCACAAAAGATTAGCGCAACACCGTCAGACACTATTCAAGTGTCTTTAGATTACGTCGGATATGGTTTAAATATACCAACAGGGATTGCCGCAAACTACCCCTCTTAAACTTTGCCTGCATAACACAATCAGGTCTGTCTGTACCCAATATTCAAATACTTTAGTTTAAATTTTTGTGTATTTTAACTCATCTAGCAGAGCGTGAAGGTTTTTGAAGTGTAATATATATCGAATGCCGAATTTAGAATTCAAACAGTTGAGTCATAAAGTAAGATTCAAGGAACGTAAATTTAAATTTACTCAAAATCAGGTCGATTTCTTAAAAACAACTCTAGACCCAGAGACGAAACTTATGTTTTTGGCTGGACCAGCTGGTACTGCAAAAACCTACATGGCTGTTTATTCGGCTCTGCAGTTGTTAATGGACGCTAACCTCGAAAAGGAAATTCTGTACATCAGGAGCATAGCTGAAAGCTCTCAAAAGGGCCTTGGTTCTCTTCCTGGATCTATCGAAGAAAAGTTTGGGGTGTTTGCTGGGCCATTTTACGACAAGCTAGAGGAGATGATGCATCCGTCCGATGTAAAAACACTAAAAGAGAAGAATTTATTTGACTGCATCCCAGTTAATTTTGTTAGAGGGTCTAATTGGAATGACACTATTGTTATTATTGATGAAGCTCAGAACTTTTGCCATAACGAATTAATGACAGTCCTAACAAGAATCGGAGAAGATTCGAAAATTATTATTTGTGGCGACATGATGCAGAGTGATATTCGTAATAGTGGATTCTCTAATATATTTGACTCTTTCGACGATCAAGAGTCCAAGGACAATGGAATTCACGCCACAAGATTTGGAACTGAAGACATCAAAAGAAGTGAAATACTGAAATTCATAGTTTCTAAACTAGAGAAAAAATAAATTTTAAAAAATAATATCTTATTGTATAATAGGGTATGACTAAATTTTGTTTTCATTGTGGAGGTAAGCTAGAGTACTCTTTCAGCCCCCCTAATTTTTGCTCTCATTGCGGGCAAGAAACAGGGGCTAAAGGTGCAAAAAAACAAGAACCTTCTTCTAAGTCTGTTGCGACAAAAGCATCAGAAGACTCAGAAGGTTACACCAACTCAGAATACATACCAAGCATCTCTAAATTAGAATATGAGCTTGAAGATTTTGGGTCCAGTGTCCAACAAACAATTGGCTCTCTTGGCGGTAAATCAGCTCCTAAGCGTCGCCTCAATAGTGTGAAAAGCTTAGATGATCTATAATGCATTCCTTTGAAGATAAAATACAAGAGATAGAAATTGCGTTAGAAAGAAAAAGATCAAAATGGGATTTAGATGCCGTAGCTTATATAGATTATGATGATATAAAACAAATCATCATGACTCACATATATAAAAAATGGCATTTGTGGGATCAATCTAAATCTGTAGAACCTTGGTTGAATAGGGTTGTATCTAATCAATTTAAAAACTTACTGCGTAATCATTATGGCAATTTTGTGCGCCCGTGCTTGAGGTGCGAATTTAACAATGGTGGTGACGGATGCTCAAAAACAAGAAGTGGTATTCAGGAAAGTAGTTGCGCGGAATACAAACAGTGGGAACAAAAGAAAAAGTCAGCATACGATATCAAACTTGCAGTTACGATGGAAAATCATTCTTATGAAATGAAATCAAAGCAGGATACTTTTTTAGATTTAGAAGAGGCTACAAAAAAACTAACTAACGCCATGAGGCCGCATTTAAATGATAGACTTTTTCAAGCTTTTAAAATGCTGTTTGTTCAAAACAAAAGCGACGAAGAGGTGGCTAAGTATTTGGGGTTCAAAACAAACGAAAAGAAAAGGTCAGCTGGCTACAAGCAAATCAAAAACTTAAAGAAAATATTTCACGTTAAGGCTAAGCAAATTTTAGAAGAAAAGGATATATTATGATAGATTTATCTGAAGAGCAAAAAGATTTAATATTAAAAAGCTTTAAGTCTGACCCTAATATTATAAACATCACAAGAATTGTATTCGAAGATGATAAGCTTGATGGTCGGTCTAAAGAAGGGCGCACCGTCACAAAGTTCTTGGCAAAAAATGGCTACAAAGCTAAGACGACAAAACATGATAAAGCGAATGAGATAAAACTTACAGAAGGTCAGATTTCTAAAATTGAGGAGTTTAAGGAGGATGGTATGAACACCTCAGAAATCGCTGATATTATTTTTAATGAACCAGTAAAAAGGCTTTCAAAAGAGTGGAGAGTTATTAATGAAATAGTTAATCAAGAGAAGCAAGAAGAAAAGGAAAAAGGCCAAGACTCTTCTGGTAATTACATACCTCCCCAAGCCATTTCTAGAATAATTAAAAAAATCAATGATTCTACTGGTATTGGGTTGGAAGAAGGCAAGATGTCTAGAACCCACCACTCTTGCTGCAATAAACTAAGAATAAATCTTAGCAACTCAAGATTTGTAGCGGTTGTTAATAATTATATTAATCCTAGAGACAAGGAATTGTTTGAGCAGGAGATGATACGACTCACTTGGGACAAGCCAGACTTGACTGCAGATGAATTGAATTTGTATATGAACGTATCTAAGGAAATTATTAATCTAGAATTAATTACTGGCCACCTACAGAAGCTGAACGAAATGTTTGAGGATGCTGGACACCAAGATGAGATGACTGTGCGTTTAGCGGAGATAATTAAGGCTAAAAGCTCTGAGTACCATCAATGTGAGACTCGTATCGAAAACCTAACAAAGAAGCTCCAGGGGGATCGTGGTACGCGTTTAGCGAATCAACAAAAGGATACAGCATCATTTCTGGCTATTGTCCAGCTCTTCCAAGAAGAGGAGGAAAGAAAAAATATGGTGCGTATAGCGGATATGCAAAAACAAACAATCAGAAAAGAGGCCGAGCGTTTGGAGGGTATGGCTGCTTGGAAGGCAAGAGTGCTAGGGATTGGTATTGAAGATGTCTTATAAATGTAAAGAATGCGGATTGGAATTCACTTCTGAAAAATCCCTACACGGCCACCTTAAAGCTCATAAAATTTATGTGGCAGATTACTATGTGAAACATTATCCGCGCTTTAATAAGCTCAACGGCAACCCCCTACCTTTTAAGAAAAAAGAAGAGTATTTCGAAAATGATTTTATTAATAGATCACAACTAGTGGCTTGGTGCAAAAAATCCGACCCAGCCGAAGTCAAAGAATATATAATCGAATTAGCAAAAAGAAGAATAAAACAAAAGAATTATAAAAAAGCCCCATTTCATTTGGAACTTTTAAAGACACAATTGCCAGACCTAGATGTTTTTAAAGAGCATTTTGGTGCGTACACTAAGGCTTGCGCTGAAATGGGCGTTGAGGCAATATTTTACAAAGGAATGCCAAAACAATTCAAAGAAGATGTGGATGTCGAGGTGCTGATTGATACTAGAGAGCAGCAGCCATTAAAGTTCCCTAAATCCGAAATTTTAAAATTAGATTTTGGGGATTACACATTAAGCGGAAAAGACTTTTCTAATACATTCGTAGATAGAAAAAGTTCTGGCGATTTCCTGTCTACCTTTGGAGGGCAAGTTGATAGATTTAGAAAAGAAATGAAAAGATGCGTAGAGCTTGATAGTTATATGTATATAGTTGTGGAAAAATCCATTAAAGCGATAGAAAAAGAAGCTGTGTTTACAAAAGGCAGAAGAGCGCCAAAACTAAGTTGGGTGTTCTCTAATATGATTTCAATACAACACGAGTTTGCTGGAAATTGCCAGTTCGTTTTTACCGAAAACAGGATGCATAGCGAGGAAATTATTCCAAAACTTTTATACCTAGGCGATAAGCTCTGGGATGTAGATGTGCAATATTTTTTAGATAAGGAACAAATATGAGTTGGGATACAGGAAATCAAAAACCCCTAGATAGGGAAGATATCAACAAACAAATCTTAGATCTTGATGGCTATATTGAAGATAATAAAGCCAAGTACTACTTGTATAAGTTCTTAAAAGATAACGTAACATTCACAACAGAATTACTCACTGGGGTCGAATTATTCCCTTTCCAACATATGGCTGTGAAGGCTATGATGGAGAACGATTACTTTTTGGGCGTATGGTCTCGTGGTATGTCTAAATCATTCTCTACGGGCATTTTTGCTCTATTGGACGCTATGCTGAATCAAGGAGTTCACATAGGTATTATTTCAAAATCTTTTCGACAATCAAAAATGATATTTCGTAAAATTGAAGACATATCTATGGATAAAAAAGCAGAATTATTTAGACAATGTATAGGTAAAGTTAGCAAATCAAATGATGAGTGGTCGATGCAGATTGGCAAAAGCAGAATTACAGCTCTGCCTCTTGGGGATGGCGAAAAACTTCGTGGTTTCCGTTTTCAAAGAATTATTGTTGATGAGCTTTTGCTTATGCCAGAAAAAGTTTTGAATGAAGTCATTATGCCTTTCTTGGCTGTTGTAGAAAACCCACAAGAAAGACAAAAAATTAGCGATGCAGAAGACGCTATGATTGCTGCTGGCAAAATGACAGAAGAAGAGCGTACGGAATGGCCCTCCAATAAAATGATAGGGCTTTCGTCGGCATCTTATAAGTTTGAATACTTGTATAAAATGTATCAGGCTTATGAAAATATGATCTTTAATCCTGGTGCTAAAAACCAAGGCAGAAGATGTATTATGCAGTTTAGTTATGATTGCGCCCCTAAAGCTTTGTATGATGAAAATCTTATAACTCAAGCAAGAGGTACTATGAGCCAGTCTCAAATTGACCGAGAATTTAATGCTCAATTTACAGATGATAGCGCTGGTTATTTCAAAATAAGCAAGATGGCTGAATGCACTATTGAAGATGGAGAATCTCCAGCGGTTGAAGTAGGCGGAGAAGAGGGTGCTGAATATATCCTAGCATTTGACCCATCATGGTCTGAATCTGAAGCTTCTGATGATTTTGCTATGCAGGTTATTAAGCTAATACCAGAAACGAAAAAAGGCGTTGTAGTACATAGCTACGCTCTTCCTGGAACGAACCTAAAAAAGCATATGACTTACTTTAAGTATATTATTGACCACTTTAATATAATTATGGTTGTGGGCGATTATAATGGTGGCGTTCAATTCATGAACTCTTGCAACGAAAGCGATTTATTTAAGAAAGATAAACTAGAAATAGGTATGTTCGATGCTGGTTTAGATAACCCACACGATTATGTAAAAGATCTAAAAGAAGCGAGGAGGGGTTACAACGTCTCAAATAAAACTATTTGTTACTTAAGAAAACCAACTTCCGCTTGGATTAGAAATGGTAACGAAATGTTACAGACCGCTTTCGATAGAAAAAAACTTTATTTTGCAGCTACAGCTATGGACGACAATTATTCGATCCAAAGAGCTAAAAAAATACCAATAAAAGATTTAAAATTCTCCAAATACGAAGACGAAAAGAACGCTGGCGCAAAAATGATTGAATTTGTTGAACACCAGAAAGACATGATCGACTTAACGAAGGCTGAATGTGCTTTGATTCAAGTTTCTAGTTCTAATGGTGGTACTCAAAGTTTTGATTTACCCAGTAACCTAAAAAGACAGAAGGGGGTGGATAGACCAAGAAAGGATTCCTATTCCGCTCTGGTGCTGGGCAAC